CAAGTTGTCCTCGATGGCCTCTTCGGTCAGCGAGAAACCCAGAGCGATGGTTTCGTGGTTGTATCGTGCAGTCCAAGCTTCCTGGCCGTTGTCGTACGAGATCGCAGAACCTTCGTTCTTGACCGGTGCGGCACTAAAGCCAGACAGTTTGGTTTCTTCTTCGAAGGAACGCTCGGAAGTCTCAGTTTCGTAGATTTCCTTGTGCTCTTCACCGTAGCGAGCATACTCCATGCCGAACAAAGCGTTCAGGCCAGGCAGCAGCTCTTTCAGTAGTTGTGCGCGTGAAATAGCCATGTCTTACTCCTTAAACGCCAACAGGGTTCAAATACTGATGGCCACCGGTGACGGTCGAAGTAACAGTAGTTGTCACGACGTTGGTCGAGGTGTTCAGTGTCGAAGTTGCGGTAGACACCACATGTGGTGCGTTAAATTTGCAAATAAATTCGCAGAAGCTACCACCGGAGTTGGCCGTGTCAGGCACAACGTCGATGACGCGAATTGGCAACGTTGCGGTAACTGCCGCCGAGCCGCCGTTAATTGCAATAGCTGAGTCGCCTGTAGTGGTCGAACCAGCGTTCTGAACCAGCGGTGCGTTCAAGCCAACAGTGCTCTGGCTATAGAAAGCCACAACAGTTGTGCCAGAAACAGCGGCCACCTTAAACAGAATGTCTGGATCATCCACAACATAAGCGTAAGTGTCACTAGCTACCGTGTTAGCTGGGTAGTATTGAGCTTGCAGCTTTTGCTTGGTTGTTGGGTTGGTATAAGTGCAGCCCAAGAAAATGCCTACAGGGGTTGCAGTCGTCGTGCCGGTGTCTTTCTCAGCAGTGCCAGTAGATACCAGTTTCACAATGTCGCCATAGAAGATGTCAGTGTTATAACCACTAGCAATCTTAATGAGACGAGTGGAACCGGCATACACCTGACCACCGATCAGGTTCACCGGACGTAGGCCATAAGGGGCCGATACAGTCGGATATGCCATGTCTTACTCCAAAAAGTTTGTTAGCCCATCTTAGAAACCGAAGATTTCGATTCCTTAAAGAGAGGCATCCGAGGGTCATTTTGACGCATCAGATTATTGTCTACTGACTGGAGTTGGCCTTCAGCTTGCTTGCTGTAATAAGCATTACGCTGTTCGACAAACTCTATAGGCGTCTTGCAGAGCAATAACCCGCCGACCTCAACGCTGTCTTTGAATCGACTGTTGGGGTCTACCATCAATTGAAACTTAGGCTGTTCCTCTAACTTCACCGGCTCCCAACCCTCACGCTGTTTAGCGGAGATGTTGCGGGGGTCGGCTGTATTTAGAGTAGAAACCCTAATCCATCTGTACGCAAAGCCAGGCTGTTTATCCGGTTCCGGTAATTGTTCCGGCGGCGCCCAAGCTTTTGGACGCTCTTCCATTGCTCGCGTTTCTATACTACGTGGTGTCTTATCAGCCATTTTTGGCCTCCAATTTTTGCATTTCACGGATGTAAGCTTCTGGGGTAATACCCAATTTCTTGATTGTGTTTACCGTAGACTGCTTCAGCTTGACCTTTCTGGAGGCCGTCGTGCGAGTCGCTGGAGCTACAACCGTCGTTGCTTTCTCTGTACGCTGTCGGTTTGTGGACGGCGTTTCTTCTTGCGAATCTGAAAATGCCTCTGGGAAGCGTCGTTTCATTGTCTGATCGACCTTCTGCCAGTATTCGTCCGTAGACGGATAAGCCTGACCATATTCGCTTACGAGCTTTTGGTGTAAGCCCAAAGCCAAACTGGTCATCTCCGGATCCTTTCCAAACCACTGATTGCGCTCTTGCCACGCCATCATTCTTGGATCAGGCCGGGGTGCCGGCACTTCTGGCTCGCGTTGTACAACAGTTTCTTCCTGTTGTAAAGCAGGCACGTATTCACTTGCCCGCCGCAACTTGTACTGAGCGTCATTCAACTGCTGCTGCGCCTCTACCAACCTCTCAGGATCGCCCATGTCATAGGCATCCTTATAGGCACGCTTGGCAACATCCAGCTCCATCTCCGCTGCCGTCTTGTACGTATTTACAAACGTCTGCTCACCACGCGAAAGCCGCCCCTTCAACGACTTGTTTTCCTCCAGCACTCGCTTGGCAAAATCAATGGCCTCCTGCTGCTCACGTAACGCCTGATCTTTCTCGCGGCGCTCGTCGTTCCAGACCTTCTTCAGCTGCTTTAGCTTAGTTTTGACGTTGTCGGAATACTCCTCCATCTCGTCTTTTTCAAGCTCTTCCACCACATTCTTGGGCAAAGGCTGTCGGCCACGGTCAACCTCGGGCGTATCGTCCTCTATCTCAATCTCAAACTCGTCTTCTACCTGCGGCTTTGCTTGCGTTTCCTTCTCGTCAGGAAACTCAAACTCATCCATCTGCATTTGATTTGCCATCATGTTTCTCCTTGTTAAGCCCGACTAATACCGCGTGGATCATCTACTACCGCCTCCACCGTATCGTCGTTGATCAGCCTGAACTCACGACCGTGAATCTTCAGACGGGTGCCAGAGTTAGGACGGGCGAGAATGAAATCCCCTTCCTTGCACCACGGACCGTTTGGAAACCGTTTCTCATCTTTGTAGCAGTCCGGTCCCAATTTCACTACGAAGAACACCGTGGCCAGCACTTGTTCAAAGTGCATGGTGGCGTCCGCCTTTGCTAACCCGCTGTCAAACTTATCTTCCACTTCCGGCAACGCTACCAGGATGTGATAGCCCGTCGGTTCGGGAAGTTGTTTGCCCTTTTCCTCTGCGGTTTGGGGCAGAGTGGATACTTCACCGCTGTCTGTGGCGATGGCAATCTCAGTCATCAGAAAACTCCATTTGTTTTGCTAAATCAAGAATGAAACCTTCGGCCATTGATAAGCCTCTGATTTCCCCGCAGAGCTTTTGATACTCTGCATAGTCCTTAGCCGCGTTGGTGGACACGGCCTCAACTATCTGTTGTCGCTTCTGCCTGATTTGCTCTAGCAGTATTTCCAGCGTTTTTTCCATACATTACTCCTCACCTCTTGTCGGTTTTGGTAACTGTGGACGATTCATTGCCATTTGATCTTTGGCCATTTGAGAGCCGAGTTTGACGCCCTCTAGCTCCATCTTTGCCTCAAGATCTGCTTTGTCTTTGGCGGTTTTGGCGCCAACCTGCATACCTGCAATCTCTTTCTGTGCCTCGATCCGCTCTTCCTCAATCCGCACACGGTCAGCTTTGTCAGCCAAATCAATAGCAAGCTTCTGCTTCTTCAGCTCCAGCTCCTGCTGCTTCAACTGCAACTCTGCCTGCTGCATCTGGACAATCGGATCCTGCGCTGCTTCCTGTGCCTGCTGCTGTTGCTGCTCTGCCTGATCCTTCTGCAACAACTTGCCTGCCGCAGCTGCCATCATCCGAGATACCTCGACTTCCATCTCCGGCGACAACTCCTTGTCCATCTCCGGCAACGGAACGCCCAGCATCTCTTCGATCTGCTTGCGATATTCAAACGCCGTATGCTCTGCAATGTGCGCCATCATGGCCGCTTGCATTGCTTGGGCATTCGGGTTCTGGCCAATCGCTTGTGCAATCTTCGGATCCTGCATAGCAGACATGTGGACTTGAATATGCGCCTGATGATCTTGGTAGATGAACGCCTTCACCGGCTTCATATTCATGATGGCCATGTTTTCTGATACCGGATCTTTCGGCTTTTGATCCTCTGCGTTCGGCACCAGCTTGCCAATGTTCTTAATACCCAGAACATCTAGCATCTGACGGTTCAACTCCACCATGTCGTAGATCTGTGGGTTCTGTTGCGCCATCTGCATCACAGCCTGATACTGCACAACCTTCTGCGCCATCGTGGCCGAGTTAGGATCGGACACCGGGATTACATCCACCTGATCGTAGTCAGACTGCTTCGCCCGGCGTGTACCCTCGACCGGCTCGTAGCTGTACTCTTCAGGGGTGTAGTCGCGGATGATCTCTTTCAGCAGCTTTAATTCCTGCTTCATCGCGTAGTGCATACGCGCCTGCACCGCAGACATGACTTTCAGGGTGCGCTCGAGAATCGCTAATGTCGTACCTACCGGTGAGTTGGCCGACATGTCTGCTACCTTCAGATCAGCCGCCGAGGCAAAACGGCGCCCCTCTTCGACGATCTGATTCATCAAGGTCAGAAGGACCTGACTTGGCTCCTTATAGGGAAGAGGCAGGATATTGTCTCGTATCGTTCCTGCCGCAAAATCCACATCTCGAAACTCTCCCGGTGCAATCGGGGTGTCATCGCCTTTAACTCGCATCCCTTTGGTCTTAAGTCCGCCAGGGA